ATTGTTTATCCAAATCAGAAGGAGTAATTGGAGTTATTTCAGGTGTTCTAGTCTTATCGTCTGAGAACGTCAAAATGAACTTTCCTGCGTTTTCTGCTCCTGTAAATTTCTCTGTTAAACTTTGTTCTATTTGTCGTCTTTCCTCTAGCGTCGGAATTCCATTTGCGAAGGAAATCATAAAGCTAGAACTGAAGCCCGAATTGATATTAGATAATTGAAATTCTGCTACTCTTTGGTCAACTAGACACCAATTACAACCTGCTAGATAATCAGGAGTATGGTAGATATCCATATTAGGACTGTATAAGCCTGAATAAATTAACTGACTTCCTGAAGTTCTGTCGTTCACATTAAAAGCAGCAATAGGATAAGGTTTATTTGTCCTAGTGTTTCCCCAATCAGCACTTATAAAGAAAGTGTCTACCTTACCCATCTCGTTTGGTCTTCCTGCTCTTACTCTTTCAACAGGTACGTGATACAGTTCTACTATTTCTGTTCTTTCTCTATTATAAACAACGTGTATAGCATAAGCACCCTGAAGCTTAAAATCAAAAGCTATTTTTTTAATTACTTGGTGTAAACTTTCCTTTGAATTTGCGTGCCTTAAAAACTTCTTTAATTTTACATAAGCTTCTAAATTTATTGCGTCTTCTTCTTCAGCTATTAAGTCTGTTCCTGCAATCATCTCAGCAGTCTGATTAACGATTGCAGCGTGTGTACTAGAATTGTAATATAAATCAATTAAGAACTGTGGGTAAAGGTTTTTCCAATCTTCTGTTCCGTACTCTATATAATCACGCCCTCTAACTTCTTGCACTACAGGCGCTGTTGATGTTTCTAAGTTTATACTAAGTATATTTTCCATTTTATAAGTTTGATAAGTAAGTATTTACATTAGCTGTAAGTGCTGTGCTTTCTGTGTCAAATATTTGTATTTCGCTAATTGTTCCGTCATAAGGATTTAAGTCTGTCCTTCTAACACCTATTGCATTTATATCAGCAGTTCCTGCTAAAGTTTCTGTGTCTGCTTGTGCTACACCATTTTTATAAAGAGTGATTAAATTAGATGCGTTCCTAGTAACAACTAAATATAAGTCAGCTACAAAACTTCCACTATCTAAAGTAATTTCAATTTGTGAGCCGTCAGTTTTAAACCTTAAAGTTGTACTTGTACTAATTTTAAAAAATTCATTCGGTGTAGTATTTGAACCTAAAACAGTTAAATTTGAAGCGTCAGGCTCTAACTTTATACCAATAGTAAAAGCACCACTCAAAGTAATATCACTAGCAGATTGTAAATTGTGAGTGTCAGCAGGTGTAAACTCTATTGCTCCTGAATTGTAAGCAGGTTGCTCAGTTGCAGTAGCTTGAACCATATCAAAACTATTCTCAGAACTATCAGCCCAAGCTGAAACATCAGAACCATTTAATGTAATTCCTGATTGATATTTATACCACGCTTCTAAACCTGTTTCATCAGAAGGTTGCCAACCCCCTAAGGTATTAGTGCTTACTAAACTTAGTCCTTGTTTAAGTGCTAACATTATATAACTTGCTCGTAGTAACAAATAGCTAAACCACTTGTCAAAGTTATAGCTGTACATTGAAGAAATAAAGTCGTTCCTGCAGGAATAGTCGTGTGAAGACTTGCTGCTGCTGAACCTGTACCTGTTTGAATATTAGTAGCTGTTATTGAAGCTATTACACTTTCTGTAACAAAGTGAATTGCATAATAATCTTTACTTGTCATTGCTGTAGTTGTAATTACATCACATCTATTTTTTCCTAGTTGCTCAGTTAATAATTGTTGAACGTTTTCTATTGCCATTTTATTTTATTTTATTGTCCGTAATATATATAGTTTGTTTCTGTTGGTGCTTCTCTCTGAGTGTATTGAACTTGCTGCGTTCCGTCTTTTTCTGATAAGTTCATTTTGCCTTTTGTAACTAACCCTTGCACTATTCCTTTAGTATCAGCAACAGGACTTAAAACATCATCTTCTGTTGCAGGTGCATTACCTGAAGAAACAGTTACTGTTCCTATCCAACTAACCTCATAAATTTCATACTTATAATATCCTGCAGGAAATAGCTTTATTACTCCTGTGTAAATATTAGGTGTAGTTCCGTAAGAAATATTTATATTAGTATATCTATCTTTAATAAGTTCAGTATTTCCGTAAGCATAATAAACTGACTTATCTAAGTCGTTTGTGAATTTAACTAAGTGCCTTATTTGAGTAGAAGCTACAGAAGTATTTATACGATTGTCCTCAGTTTGAACATTTATTTTAATTTCTGTTTCTGTTGTTGCTTGTATCATAGTTAGTTTGTCTGTTATATAATAGAAAAACTTTGAATTTATTTGCTTTAAAAAGAAAAAGGAGTGCGTTAGCACCCCTCAATCAAGAATATATAAGAAAACTAATTAAGATGTTGTAATTGATACATTAGTAAACGCTGCATTGTCAAAAGGATTAGTTGTGTAATCTGCTACCATTGGGAAAGGAATTGGCTCCATTCCGTCAAATGTAAGAGTGTAACCGTTCCTGTCTCCGAAAGCAGCACCACTATCCATAGTACCTGCATTAAGTTCCATTCCGTTTGTTACTCCTAGTCCTACTATTACGTTATGTCCGTTTGCTAAAGTTGCGTTTAATTCTGCAAATATAACTAATTTAGTTTGACCTAAAAGTTTTATTTGATTTTGGTCTTCTTTTGTAAGTCTGTTAAGAATTACAGTTACAGTTGGTGTGTAGAAAATTGTTCCGTTTTCTTTACTTCCTGTAATTGTTTCTGAAAGACTAGCTACGCCTAGAGGTGTAGTATATCTGTAAAGTCCTGTTGATGTAGCCATTTCAATGTCTGAAATTTCTCCATTCGCTTGAACTATTCCTACTGTTGTAAGTGGTGCTGTAAATTGGTCGTAAACTCCGAAATAAATATTCTTTATCCCTCCTGAAATTCTATTACAGTCGAGTCCCCTTCCCTTCGTTAATGCTGTACAAGCCATGATATTTGTTTTTTTTAGGTTAAGGGAGTGAGTGCCTAAGCACCCACTTCCGTATTATTTATTTTATTATGATTGTCTTACTATATCAGCTCCAACTCCTGTCTGAACACCTGCTGAGTAACGAGCAACTACTCTAATATTGTCTGAACCATCAAGGTTAGCCATATCTAATAATTGGATTCTTGTAGCATCTGAAAGTAAGTCAGTTCCAAAGAATAAGTTAGACTTTCTTGCTGCAACTAATTGATTGTCAACCATTCCCGGGCATACAGCGATTTTGTAACCTTCAAATACAGGCTCATACTCACCATTCATATTGTAAGCATTAACATATCCTAATGTAGATACTGCTGATACATACATAGCGTAAGTTTTAGGGTTCATATATATATGAGTGTCCTCTTTTCCAAGTATTGCAGAAACACTAGCAGCCATATCAGTTGTTAATGTTTGTAAGTTAGCAATAATGTTAGCTGCTGTGAAAGCGCCTGAAGCTGAAGATTGAACAACTGTTCCATCAACTCCCGGTAATAAAAGTCCTGTAACTGCTCCTAAGAAGCCATTGAATTTCCCTGCAACAGCAGTTCCTGCCCAAATACTTTCTTCTGTTGCTTGTGCTATAATCTCACCTAAGTAAGAAATAACATAGTCATCAAAACTTGCAGGTGGTGGTGCGCCTGCTCCTGCTCTCATATTTTGCGCTTCAAAGCTGCTCAACAAGTTAGCCTTGCATAAATCCACATTTATTTGTAGATTTTTTGGCTCGATATATTTTGTTTCTGTTAATGTTAAAGTACCTGCATCATTAAAATCACAAGTTGCATCAACTACTAATCCTGAGTTGCCCATCACCTGCAAATTACTACGATACTTCACGTTTTCCATCATTGTTAAATATTCCAATGATTTTGCTTCTTTTAAACTTTGCGCAATGTAGAATCCTGCACTTTTTCCCGCATAGTTTGAATTTACTGTAAATGCCATAATTTGTTTTTTTTATTTGTTATTATTAATTGTTTAAGTTGTATAAAATTCTTTCCTGTCTAGAAAGTTTGTTAAATTGTTTTTTAGATAAAGTAGGTCTTTCTGAGCTGAACTTGTTTGTATCTAAAGGTGCAGCAGCAGGTTGTGCTGCTAACTCAGTCTTTAGTTTTTCGTTTTCAGCTTTTAATTCTTTTATTGCTTCTACTTCTTCTGCTGAAAATTCAACTACTTCTGTAGTTTTAATAGACTTAGGATTTGTAGTAGGCTCAACAACTTCTTCAGCCATTTCTTCAACCTCTGTATCACCTTCTCCTAATCTTTCTTTAATATCAGCAATTGCATCCATTAAATTATCAACCTTATCTTTCATTTCTTCGTAAGACTTAGCCCAATCTGCTTTCTCAGCATCAGTTTCAGGAAATGCAAACTCAACAGCTTCAGCTAATTCTTCTTCTTTTACTTCTTCAGTCATTTCTTCTTTTTCATCATCATATCCTGCTTCAACTTCTTCTTCTGTTTCAGACTCAATAACTTCAGCAACAATACCTTCTTCTTCAACTCTGAAAGATACTCCTGTATCAGTTTTGTAAGTTCCAACAGGTAATAATATTGTAGTTCCGTCTTCAGTTAATACTGAAATATCTACTCCTGCTTCTAATTCTTCAGCAGTTGAAACAAATATTGTTCCGTCTTCTGATTTTGCTTGCCATTCTAACTTAACTGTTTCTTCTTTGTTAAGACCTAAGGCAACTAAGATTTGTTCTTTAATGTCCATAATTTCTTTTTAGTTTTATTAGTGTTTGTAATATATAATAGATAAAGTATTACTTTGTTTGATTTTCGCTTATTATTTCATTTAGTGCCGATAAGATTTCCTCAGTCGTAGGAGCTTTTTCTGACATCTGTTCCATTTTGTCTGTAAAGTAGCCTTCAATTGAAAGTCCTTTTAATTCACCTTCTTTGATTTTATTCCAAAGTTCGTCATTCTCTATCTTCATTTTTACAAACCAAGTGCCATTAGGTAAGTCGTAACCGTATAACTTAGACTTGTCTTGGTCACCTTCCTTAATCCAACTTTCAACCGTTAGAACGCCTGAAACTCTGTCTTGGTGTTGATATGTAGCTTTATGGTGATTGTTATGTTTTAAATATAACTCAGAAGCTTTGCGTACTGTTTCTTTTGAAAAGTAAACATAATAGTCGCTGTCTGTATTTGGGTCGTGTCTAAATATTTGCTTGTTAGGAATTAAAGCAGGACTAACCAACATTCTTTTCTCCTCATCTACTTTTGCAAATGTTAAGTTATTCTTTTCTTTTCCAAAGTAAACAAAGTCTTGTTCTATTGCAGGTGAAGTTACTAAACTAATTGCATCAATAGCTAGTTCTTGACTATCATCTGAAATTACTAACTCAACAATAGATGTAGTCTTTTCGTAATAGTCTTTGTTCGCTTCTTCACATTCAGCAATTGAGTCATATTGACAATCTCCTGTCTTTCCCCATTTATATTTTCCGTTTTCACATTTTTCGCAAGGCATATTATATAATATATTTAATTAGTATTTATTTGATTTTAGATTGTAGCCCTTCTTCTTATATTGGCTAATTGGTTTTGACTGTTTGTCATTTCGTCTGTAACTACATAAGCACGAGTTGGTTCAGGTTCTACTCCTCCTGATAATTCAAAAGCTCCTGACATCATTTGAGGTGCAGGTTGTGCAGCAGGTGCTGAAACTCCTCCACCTCCTCCTCCTCCTGAAGTTGGAACATCTGTTGCTAAGATTGTTCTTACATTATTTAAACCTGCTGCAATTACGGCTGCTCCTGTTACAAACCCTGCTACACCTCCTTGAGCAAATGCCTTATTTGCACCTACATAAGTATCTATTACTGCACTTGCTACAGCTAACGCTTTATTTTCACCTGCTAAAGAACTTAAAGCTCCTGCAAGTCCTGAGAACGCTTCTAACTGAGTGTTTACATTTTCTTGTATTAAAAGTGATTTTTCTTTATTAAATTCTTTTTCAATAGCAGTAGTGTCCATTCCTGACTTTCTAGCCATCTCTTTCTTTAACTCATAAGCAGACCTAAGTTCTTCTAATTCTCTTTGTAGTCCTGAAAGTCCTTCAGCTCTTATCTCGTTTTGAGTTTCTAAAAGTTCTTTTTCTAAAGCTACTGCGTTTGTCTTTTGTTCAGACAACTGACCTGTAATAGTTTCTTCAAGTTCAAGCATTCTTACTTTTTCACTTTGTAAGGCTATGTAGTTTTCTTCACTTGCATTTATATCATATTGTGCTTGTGCTGCATCTATTCCTGTTTGGATTTGTTCTCTTTGAAGCTGCTGTTGTTCTCCTAGTATATCATTTAACTTATTATTTGCTTCTATTCTTTCTGCAAAAGTTTTAGTTTCATCATCTCTTATTTGTCTTTGTACCTCAGCATCTTTTAAGTACTGAGCGTTTAACTTAGCAAACTCAACTGCTGCTCTTGCTGCTGCTTTATTTGTTTCTGTTATTGCTTTTGCTGTGTTTAAAGTTTTTTTAGTATAATCAGTTACAGCTTCTGTTGCTTTAGTAATTGTTTCAACTGTTTTGTCAAAAGCATTGTCTACTCCTGTTGCTACATCTACTAATTCCTTACCTGCTAATTTAGCAAAGTCTGCTGCTTCTCCAAAGTTTCCTTTAAACAAAGCTGATAAAGCACTACCTACATAACCAAAAGTATCTAAAAGACTATTAAACCTTTCTATAAGGTTGTTTTTTATCATATCCCCAAAATCTTTTAAAGCTTGTTGTGGGTCTTCAAATATACCTTTAAAGAAGCCTGTAAAAGCTCCAATATTATCATTTAGGAAATTAAACAAGTCATTGAACGCAATAGTTAAAGCAGTCATTCCTGTATCAAAAGCATCTAGCACTTTTTGATTACTACTGAATACTTCCATCAATTTTGCTAATAAAGCAACAATAATTCCTATACCCGCAGCTTTCAATGCTGTACCTACTCCCTTAATAGCAGTGCCAAGTCCTTTAAAACCACTTTTACCTTTTTTAGTAGCACCTTCAAGCTTTTCAGTTTGCTTTACAACCTTCCCTATGTCTGATTTTACATTTAATACAATTTCTTCTTGTGCCATATCTTTATTTTTAAAGTGCTACTCCTGTTTTAATTTGTGTGAATGTTATGTTACTACACCATTCTAAAGTTACATCTGTTGCCCCTCTTACTCTCATAGCAAAGTTAGTTCCTGATACTATCCCTGTAGGTTGCCAATTAGTAACCGTTCCATTACTTTTGATTGCATCACGTTCTCTTTTTATACTTAGCGTTCCGCTTTCATTTATTATAACTCCTCTTTCTACCCAACTTGCATAATCACCTAAATTTCCTGTTCCTGTTCCGCCTACTCTTAAAGCTATAACGTCAGCGTGAAAATACATTGCTGAGTTCTCAGGAACGGCTAAGAGTTTATCAGTTGTGTTGTTTAAGTAACTTACAGTATTTGTACCGTTTGTAGTTTGCGTTCCATATATAACTTGTATGCTTTGTCTTTCACCTAATAAGTCAGCAGCTACGTTACCCCCTAATACAATAGAGTTGTCGGCTGTAGCCTCTCCTAAAGTACCATAGACGTTTGCATTGTTTACTCCGTTTGCTATTTCGTTATTGTTTCCTACTACTATGTTATTTCTTGATAATCCTTTTACAGTATTATTTTCACCTATTATATAAGTATTGTTTGTTCCTGTTTCAGTTGTGTTTCCTGCTCCCTGTAATTTATTAGTTTCGTTGCTAAAACTCCTGTCTAAATTTGTATTAAATCTAAATATTGAGCAAGTTCCTGAAGCTTTATCGTAAGTATATCCGTAAGCTTCACATTGTAGCTGATTAGGAATAATATCGTTTGTTCCATCAGTAAACGTTACAACTCCTATTGGTGAAGTTGAAGAAGACT